TCTCGTTTAAATGCCGTAGGTCCTTGTTCTTCTACAAGTAACTTGACCTCTTCGCTTGACCCATAGTAAGTCATCCAATCAGATTCTCTTGTTACCTTGCGCTTTCTGGTTTTTCCCTTGAGTGGTGGCAAAGTACGCTTCGACTGGAATAATTTCTTGCCTACGTACTTCTTACCATTATGCAATTGCGTTATGACATACACAAATCCAACGTACTTATCAATCATCTCACTAGTGAACTCTACTTCATTTAAAGTCCACATATCAATCCCAAGAATCTATTTCTTCGTCCCAATCGCCTATTTCACCTTCATCAATATCGACCTCTGATCCACATATAGGACAATACATGATTGGATCTTCCATATTAATCGTTTCTACTGTACACTCACTATCACAATATTTACAAACTATATCTTGTCTCTTCATTTAACTGCTCCACCTTTATTCCACAGGTAACTAGGAATTGTACTCCATCATCATCTCTGTACTTCTCTTTATAAAACACGTTGTCTATTCCTGCACCGTAAATAAGTTTGGCACATTCAACACAAGGTGCGTGAGTAATATATATGTCTGCCCCCAAACCGCTTTCTGTAGAGCGGGCTAATTTAGAGATAGCATTTGCTTCTGCGTGAATCACTTCTACCTTAGTCGTTAGTATCACTTGCTCTAAGGCATCATCAGCAGGTTCCCACGTCATCCAGTCTGGTTTATCTCGGGTCTCGCATGAGTTATCCCAACCAGATGGAGTACCGTTATAACCTATACTAATTATACGATTCTCTTTAACGACAATTGCGCCTACTTTCAGTCGTATAGCATGAGAAAGAGACCCAAAGGTCTCCGCTGTTTTCATGTAGGCTTCTTGCCATTTATCCATATATGGACCACAACTGCTGGTATCCACCGATAGACTTATTGTCTACCTTTATTTGTGGAAAGGACTTTGCATCTGGAAACATTTCTAGCATTTCCTCACGTGTAAATTCCCTATTCAGCTGGTAGTAGTTGTACTCAAGCATCTTTGACTCACACAGCTTTTTAGCCATGTCGCAATATCCGCATTGTTCCTTACCATAAATCTCTATCATAAAGAGAAGCCTTTAAAAGTATCAGTGCTAACATCTTGTTTAGTACCACCACTTACGTAGCTAGTGATCTCAGTTTCTTGCGGTGCAACTTGAACTTCTGCTCCACTGATCCACTTCTCAGTCCATGGCAATGGGTTACTTGTCTTAGCATATGGACACTTAAGACCAACGTTCATCATTCTACGTTGACAGATAAACTCGATATAGTTAGCCAGTAACTCAGTGTTGAGACCAATCATTGAACCATCTTTGAACAGATACTCTGCCCATGCTTTCTCTTGATCTACTGCGTCAATAAACATCTGGATACATTCATCCTCAGTCTCTTCTGCGATCTTGATAAAGTCTGGATCATCTTGCTTAAGGACTTTCAGTAACATCTGCGTAGACGCTAAGTGTAAGTTCTCATCTCGTGCAATCAGTTTGATAATCTTAGCATTGCCTTCCATCTTCTTCAGTTCAGCGAATGCCCACGAACAAGCGAATGATACATAGAAACGAACACCTTCGAGGATATTAACGCTCATCAATGTAAGCCATAATAGCTTCTTCAATTCATACAGATCAACAACAACTTCTTCACCATTTACTGTATGTGTGCCTACACCTAATAGATTGTACCAACTGCTCTGTGTGATTAGACCATCGTAATACTTAGAGATGTCGCCTGCACAGTCCATAATCTCTTGAACGTCCATCATCTCATCAAAGATTTTACTAGGATTACTATACACGTTACGAATAATATGTGTGTAAGAACGTGAGTGGATAGTTTCGCTGAACGTCCAAGTTTGAATCCAGTTCTCAATCTCTGGTAAAGATACGATAGGAGAGAATGCCTCAACTGGCGCTCTACCTTGAACACTATCAAGTAATATCTGTCGCTTTAGATTACTCGTAAAGATGTGTTGCTCATGTTCGGTAAGTCCTCTAAAGTCCTTACTGTCTTGTGTAACATCTACTTCTTCTGGTCGCCAGAAAAAGCCTAACTGCTTCTCAGTCAGTTTGTCAAACGTTTTATACTTTAACGTATCGTACCGCTGGATTGTAGGTCCACCAGTCGGATCGAAAAACGCTAAAACTTTAGTGTGGTCTGCCTTGTTAGCAGTATCGAAAACACTCATCTATATCCCTCTAAAATATGTTCTATCTCGTTAATATAACATGCCCCGAAGGACATGTCAAGTACTATATCTTGCATGACTCACAATCTTCGTCATCGATGTCCGACTGCTCTAGTTCTGGCAATTCGCCCATCATCTTACTGACATCAAGTTCACCTTGACCATCATTGGTATTGAAATAGTACAACTGCTTACCGCCGTACTTGTAGAACATCAACATGTGTTGTAGCATAGTACTCATAGGTATCTTCTCATCTTCAAAGAAAATGGGATTATAACTAGTGTTGATACTAATGCCCTGATCGATATATTTTTGTAATACTGCCATGATTTTCAAGTATCCCTCTGGTGACTCTTGTTCCCATAGAAGATCATACTTGTTCTTTAAACGCTTGTACTCTGGTACAACTTGCTTCAATACACCATGCTTAGATTGCTTTACTGATATAAGCGAACGAGGTGGCTCAATACCATTTGTGGCGTTAGCAATCTGTGCTGAAGTCTCAGCTGGCATAAGAGCCATCAATGTACTGTTACGTATGCCTGTATCCTTTAACTGTTCACGTAATGTTACCCAGTCCATACGTTCAACATGTGGAATCAACTCATCAAGGTCTTTCTTATAAGTCTGATTAGGCGTAATGCCATGTCCATATTTAGTCTCCATGTTACCTGAAGGTGCACCAAATTCAGTTGCTAGATCAGCACTTGCTTTGATTAGGTAATATGACCATGCTTCTGCCCACTCATCAACTAACTGTAATCCTTCACTACCGATGTTCTGATATGTTAGATCATGTTTAGCAAGCCAATAGGCAAAGTTAATAATACCAACACCAAGAGGTCTACGCTTTTCTGTACTCAGTTGAGCGGCAAGAATAGGATAGTTCTGATAGCTTAACAGTGCATCAAGTCCACGTACTGCTAAACGACATACACGTTCGAAGTCTGCGGGTGATTTGATATTGCCCCAATTGATAGCACTCAATGTACACAATGAGATTTCACCTTCTGGATCATCTAATGATTTAAGAGGCTTAGTGGGTAGATCAATCTCTGCACATAAGTTCGACTGGCGAATAGGTGCTAGTCTAGCAATAAAGCTACCATGATCGTTAGCATTGTCTACGTTCTGTAGATAGATACGACCAGTGTTTTTACGCTCTTCCATGAATGAACTGAATAGATCACTTGCTTTGACAACCTTCTTACGTAGTCGTGTGTTGCGTTCTGCACGTTCATATAGTTCACGGAACTTATCTTGATCCACAAAGAATGCATCGAATAGTCCTGGCACATCACTAGGTGAGAACAATGTGATATCACCACCACTGATCAAACGCTCATACATTAGTTTATTGAACTGTACACCGTAATCCATGTGACGGACACGATTTTCTTCTGTACCCTTATTGTTCTTCAATACTAGCATATCTTCAACTTCAAGATGCCAGATCGGGTAATAGATAGTAGCGGCACCACCACGGACACCACCTTGTGAACATGACTTAACAGCAGATTGAAAATGCTTATAGAATGGAATGATGCCTGTGTGAAAAGCATCACCCTTACGAATGGGAGAACCAATCGCACGAATGTTACCACCACCGATACCGATACCAGCTTTCTGACTCACATATTTTACCACAGATGCCGCAGTAGCGTTGATGCTATCAAGGCTATCATCAGTTTCAATAAGAACACAACTACTAAACTGTCTCTGCGGTGTTCTTACACCTGCCATAACGGGAGTGGGTAGACTAATATCATGCAAACTAATAGCATCATAATACTCTTTGATCCAACTCATTCGTGTATAGACTGGGTAATCTTGAAACAAAGAACATGCTATAAGAATATAACACATCTGAGGAGTTTCGAAGATATCTCCACTTACTCTGTTTTGTACTAGATATTTACCACGTAATTGTTCCATAGCCACATAAGTAAGATTTTCATCTCTCTCATGCTTAACGAAGGTATCAATCTTTGCCCACTCTTCAAGGTTGTATTTTGTAATCAACTCTTCATCATAGAATCCATTAGTTGTATTACGCTCAACTAACTCAATAACTGGACATGGTGTGTATCTACCATATACTTCTTTACGTAGTGAATAGTTTATAAGCCTTCCACCAACGTACTGGTAGTTAGGAGTCTCTTCGCTAATAAGATCCGCGGCTGCCTTAATAAGAGTTTCCTGTATTTCTTTTGAAGTCATTCCATTATAGAATTGTATTTGACTCTTAATCTCCACTTCACTAGGGCTAACACCAGTGATGCCTTCACATGCGTGAAATACAACCTTGTGTAACTTTTCAATATCGAGTGTTTCTTTAGTGCCGTTTCGCTTATTAACTTGTATCATTTGATCTTCCTGTTTCATATATAAACAGGACGGACCATCATGCCTGACAGTCAGTCCTGCAAATCCTAATTATTGATATATTGTTTAATCATTGGAAAAATGCGTGACACTGCCATGCCAATTTCTCTTGCAAGTTCCATGTGTTCTTTTTGGGTACCGTGTCCAGATCGCAATTCTACATAGTGAATCCATGATCTAATAGTGCCATTAGCGTACAAACGAGATATTGTATTACCCTCAGGTAAGACTGATCTTGCTTGCTCTTTTGCGATGCCATTATCTATAGCCCACTTGTAAGCGAGTTTAGATTCATGAATGATCATCTGCTGTTTCATTATCCACATCTTCGAAATCTCATCATCATCGCATTCAATCGAGTTCTGTCTGTTTACTGGATCTTGTAGTCTAGCTTCACGAATGACAAACGAGTTATCCATAGCTTCTGGATCAGCGTATCGCTGAGAAAACTCCTGAAACGAGAAAGACCTGTGACGTAGAAACTGTCGAGCAATATCACGTGTAGTCTCTACTTCAATAGTGGCAGATGCCATCTCGAATGGACTCCAATGTTTATGTTTTACCAAATACTTCAGTAGCTTCTCGCTAGTTGCTAAGTTCATCTGTCCTTGCGGATTAGATACCTTAGCACAGTACGCAATAAGGTCCTCTATGTTCTTTAACCCATCTTCTATTTCACCGACAGCGTAGGGTACAGGCTGTGTATGACCAATCAATTTTGCTTTCATCTTCTAGTGTTTCCTTATAATCTAGATTTAATAAATTTTCCCATGAGAAGTTTTATAGCTACAGTGCTAGGTAAAAACATCCATCTTGAGAATACGTATTTTTTGTTTTCCATTTCTCTTTTACTAACAAACTTCTTTTGAATGTTGTCAGCATACTGATCGCCATCATATCTCAACACAGCATGACCACGATCTGGTGTGTCAATATAACAATAGCATATCTTTGCCTTACGTGATATGAGGTTCCACCAGAACTTCACATAACTCTCTCCTGAGATGTGCCAAAGTAGAGTAAGTGCGAAGTCTTCACAGTCACCTTCTAACTTACCTTTAGCTGTCTCTTCTCTCATTATGAACCAAGCATCTCTTGACGCATATTGCTCAGTATCATATCTATACTTAAATTTCTTTCCGAGGCTCTTTACTAATTCTTCTTTATTCATTAACATTTTCTCCAGTAGCTGAGTTGTAGTTTACCATCCAATCCGTGGAACGTGTTGTTGTCTATGATCAACTCTAAATCAGCTTGATTCATATTAGATAATATCATATCATTGATGTCATTGTCAAGTAGTTTCTCTGGCCAAATGCAAACTTTATATCCTTTATCAATACACTTCTCCATACGAGCAACGATCTCTTTGTTTCGAGGCTCATTGTCAAATATGAATACAGCGTTCTCAGTGTTATTTAGTCCACTTGCATTACCGTCTGCACCTGCCATAGCAACAGCATTGTTCAAGAAGAGACTGTCTATAGGTCCTTCAACTACATAATACTTCTTCGTAAAGTCAACATCATTCAGACCAAACATCTTTGGCATAGAATCATCAATCATTATAGTTATATAGCGTAATGGCTCACTACCCAGTGAACGAGCATTAAATCCGAATACATTACCACCTTTGTCTATAAAGGGCATAATAAGTCTAGGTCTATCTTTAACCATAACAGGAAGTTTACCTGGAATGATAGAGTTTACCCACTCATTAAACTTAGGAGCATAGTATAATTTATACTGAACCGAAGCTGGGATTAGCCGTCTCTGCAAATAAATCTTGACCGAGTGGTCATGATGTAACTGAGACACTTTCTTAATTTTCAGCAGAGGTGAGCCCTTCTTACGAAAGTTTGGAGCTTTCATCTGCAACTTATCTAACGGCTTAATGGGAGCAGGTTTGGTACTGTATAGTTCCCGCTTCTTCTCTCTGTCCATCGCTGTATCTATTATATATTCATTGTATAAATTGTGGTCATAGAATTTCAAAAAGTTACGCAAGCTATGAGATGCGTTACAGTTATGGCAATAGTAAATGGCCGAATTCTCTTTCTCTAGAATCCAGCCTCTAGCTTTAGTCTTGTTCTTTTGGGAATCACCGCAGATTGGACATCTGAAGTTCGCTCTATAAGGAGCACTAGCCTTTACTGCGAATCTATCAAGTCTTGTAGATAAGATACCAGTAAACTTTAAGTCTGTAACATTCATAACAACTCCGATGTAGTAATTCAACTGTTAAGTCTATTATACACGGATGGAGCTGGATGTCAAGTCTTATTTTGTCAAAAACTCCATTAATATCTCAGACTCGAAACCGATCATAACACCGATAGCCCAAGCACCGCCAACTACAGCCCATTTCCAGAGTTCTAGTGATGCGACTCTCTCAGACAGCTTATCGAGTACGACATAGCTACGACTATCGTGATCTTTGAGGAATAACATTAGTTCGTCATGTTGATCGTCCATCAACTGCTTCCACTCAACTTCCTTAGAGGTTATACGAGAGTGTAGTAAATCAACAGCCTTTTCTTCTACTCGGGTACGTTCAATAATTTCTGAGGCAGTCGCTACGTGTTTAGCTTCATGCACAGCAAGGATTGAAGCAATGCCATTTGAGGAATCAGCGATTTTATCTATAGCTAAATCCAACCTTGTCATCAGACCTTGAATGTTGGTTACGTCCTTCTTGAGTATTTCCACGTCCGTACGGACTAGGTTTAAATCGTCTTGTGCCATTCTAGTACTTAACCTTTAGGTGTGGTTGGAATAGTGTCTTTGAATCTCTTCAATACGCTACTCTTTTTTTTCTTCTGGAACTTCGGCAACCTGCCAGGTTCTCCGTCTGATCCAACTCCAATGCCTGCAATGTTACCGCTGCCTGCGCTGTTTGCTGGTGCATCTTCGTCCCACATAGCTTCGAATAATGCATCCATATCTGGGTTGACCATCTGTGGGTCTTTAGAACTTACTTGTTCCATGTAAAGGTTTAGTTTAACCTCAAGTTGCTCTTCCGTGAGAATTTCTCCTTGATCTACTATCTCATCATGTTCTTTGATAAGATATAAGGCAGCCGCATATGAGCCGATTCTGGATTTACCACCAGGTACCTTCTCTAGCAATCTCTTGAGTTTCATAATCATTATATCAAAGATGCCGAATGCATCCTT